ATGTCACCCGTCTTGGCCGCCAGCCAGGCCTCGACGTTCAGAATCGCGTCGTCAAGGATGCGCTGGGTCGCCGCGGGGTTGGCATACTGCTCGTGAACCTCAATGCGCCACTTCCCAAGCGGGGGCGTATTGGTTTCCGGTCGCGTCTGCCGCTCCGCCACCCAGCCGCCGGAGACGCCCGGGTTGAGATCATAGAGCCCTTCAAGCGCGTCCGACGAGATCACCTGAACCGCTGCGTATTCACGCATCGGCGAGGTCTCGAAGGCTCGCGCAACGATCCGCCCCGAGATGTCCGCCGGCACAAGGTAGCCGCCGTCCGGATCAACGGTTGAGGCAAGCGCCTTGGATTCGGACACCTCCAGGGCGTCCTTTCCGTTGCGGACGTAGGTGTCGAAGGCCTTGCGATAGTCGGCATATCCCTTGGCGTCAAACACCACTGCGCTCTGGCCACGCGCCGCCGCACGCGATTTGGCCTCGGCGTTGAACACTTTCAGCTCGGCAGCAGCCTTTTCTTCGGCCTTCAGATCGCCGCCCAGCATGGCGCGGTTGATCTTGGCTTCCATCGCATCAAGGCGCGACGGAAGCTTCTTTTCGACCGCTTCCTTGGCCTCGGCCAGCACGTTGAGCGCTTCGTCGATCCGTGCAACCTTCTCTTCGGTCAGCACGTCCGATGCGCCCTGCTTCTCGAGTTCCTTCAGGCGCGCATCGTTTGCCGCCTTGAACTCTTCGAAAGCCCTGCCCTGATCCTCGATCAGACTCTTGATTTCTTCAACGGCCATCGCGGCCTCCTATGTCGAAAGGGTTTCGATGTTGCGGCGAATGATCGCCGCCAGATCGGCCCCGTCCTCATCCCGAGGGTCCGCAGCCTTGAATCCGCGCGAGGCGATGGCTTTCGCCGCGGCGTGCGAGAACCCGCCTGCATCCCGCAGGAAGTCCTCGAATTGACGAATGGTTTCGATCGCATCGGCCGCTTTTACCGATGCGACTCGGGCTAGGCCATTGGCTGGAAAGGTCACAACCGAAACCTCGACAAGGTCGATCATTTCCAGTTTCCGTCGCGGCTCTTCCGGCTTGGTGCCAAGCGTGAATTTCTTTGCCCGATACCCGATCGAAAGGCCGTCCAGCGCACCTTCCTTCATAGCTCCGTGGATCGTCTTGCCGCGATCCGTGTCAAGGTTAATGATCCTGCCCTTGACGGTCAGCCCTTTGTCGTCCTCGCTCATTTCGGTCCAGATGCCGATCGGAAGCGCATCCATGTCACGCAACCCCCAGCCGCCATGCTGAACCAGCATCGGGGGCAATTTTCCGGCTTTCCGCCACTCGCGCAACGACGCTTTGAACGCCCCCGGCTCGATCGTGTCGCCGTAGGAATCGACGTTGCCGAACACGGCCCCATAGCCCGAAAATTCTCCGGTATTAGCGTCCACGTCATCAGCTGCAAATTTGACTTCAAGTCTGTTCATGTCCTGATCCTCAAACCGCTGCGTCGGTAGGCGGTGACGGTTGCGCCTGTATCGGCCGCGGCAGGTCATCCCCGCCGGCAATCGGGTCCAGGCCCTCTTGCGCGCGCACCTCGTTTGGCGTCATCCAGGCCGGCGCCCCCCCGGAGCCAAGCGCCTTGGCGTTGTATTCCGCGCGATCCTGTGCCGCACCTCGCATCAGGTCATTAAAGTCGTGGCGCAGCTCGACATTTTCGCTCGACGCAATCAGCGCCCGGGTTGCCGATTGTTCGATGCGTTCTGCCCAGGGGGTCAGGGTGTGGACGACATGCGCAATGAACATCTGTTCCGCGCTGGCATAGGTCGGTGTTTCGCTTGCTCCGACCATCATCGGAATGACGCGGAAATGGCGGCAAATCTCCAGCACCTGATGCCGTCTGGTCTCGACGTGCTGCGCGTCGACTCCGGTCATCTGCATCGGCTGATATTTGGCGCCGTCATCCAGAATGATTGGCTTGCCTTCGCGTTCTGCGCCCGCGCTATGCCTGTCAAGCCACGCCGCAAGTTGAGCGTACCTTTCGGGGCTCAGCTTGTTGTTCATCGACAGAAGGCCAGTGACCTGGGCGCCATTTCTGTGCAGCGCGGCATGAGCCGCCTCGGTGGCCGTTGCCAGACCGATCGACTGCCGCGCCAGCTTGACCGCATCAAGGCCGCGCCATGTGTCCCACGAAGGCCCGCGCAGGTGCCAGACATCGGTCGCCGACAAAAGCGGAGTGCTGCCGTCCTCGAACATGATCCGATACACGATCGACATGTCCCGGCGGCGCTCGACCATGACGCGGCTTGGCTCGATCGGGATCAGTTCAAGTACACCGCCGTCTTGACGGCGGCTCACATAGACATAGGCGTTGCCAGTCAGGATGACATGCAGCGCGATGGTTTCTCTGAACTCGTACCCGGACTGCCATTCGTTCGGCGCGCGAGCAAGAAGCTCGACGACTGGATGGGCGACTTTCGGCCCTCGAACACCACGGCCGTCACGGCGATGAGCATGAATTGGCACCTGCGCCGTGCCTTCGCTGATCGCCCTGACGCACGCCATCACTGTCGATACTTCCAGCGAAGACGTGGCCGATACGGAATAACCTGCCCGGCTTTCCGACCATGAAAACCCAAGAGGAATGTCCGTCACTGCCTTGCGTTCGCGGCGAAAGGCCGAAGTGATCCGCGACAGAATGCTCATCACTAGACCGCTTCCCAGAACGACTTTGCGTCCTGCGCTTCCGGATTCCGCGCCATCAGCATGAAGGCGTCGAACGCCGCGACAAGCGGGTCGATCTTGGCCTTGCCGGCCGTTTCCTTGGTGATCATCACCGCGCTGCCCCGCTGTTCGGTCTTTGCATTGCCCAGCACCCAGGCCATCATCGGACGGCCGGCATGAACGAGCGTCCCATCCTTGAGCTTGCGCTCCATCCCCCAGATCGCCGCCGAAAGCCGCGTCCCCTGCGGGATCGCGGCAAGCTGGTCATCGGCCAACCCGCGAAACGCCAACTCGTCCACGATCGTGCTTACCCCGTAAGGGTCGAGGCCCACCGCCCCGGTCCCGGGCAGAAGCCCCGCGGCGAGAAGCCGCTCGACCACGCCCGCAACGCCGGTCACGTCTCCCGTCTTGTCGTCTTCCGCCAGGATCGTCAGGTCCCCGTCCCGCGCGAACTGGCGCAGGATCGCGGCGATCTCCTTGCGTTGCTCGAACACCTCCGGATGCGCCCAGGCATGGGCCCACATCAGCCATCGCCGCGTGTCCCGTTCCCGCCCGATCACGGCCAGCCCGAGCAGGTCGTCAAGCCCGCCGCCGTCGATGCCGACAACGGCCACCTCGCTGCGCTCCATCAGCGCGCCGAGGTCCGCGATCTCCGGCACGATGCCGGCGGCTTCCCAGAACTGCGCCCCGATCCAAGTCGTGGCCCGGATCCCGACGCCGACCTCGATGTTGAGGTGCTGCGTCGCCCAGGCGATGATTTCCGTCTGCCCGTCTGCCTTCGCCCGCTCGAACCCGTCGAGGAGCGCCTCGATCGACACCGACCGCCCGAGGTTCGGCGTCACCATCGGCCAGAGCGTCGGATCGGTCCAGTCGCGGCCCTTGCTGCGCTGGATCGCTTCCGGGAATTCGTACAGGACCGGCAGAAGCCGGACCCGCTCGGTGATCTTGCCGTCCCGCACCGCCCGGGCATAATCGAGCTCGGTCCGGAACACGCCCTGCGGCGGATGATCCGACTGCGTGGTGATCATCACCAGCAGGCTTTCCGGAAAGGGCAGCATCCCGCCCCTGATCTGCCGGATCACATCGGCCGCATAGGGGATTGACCCCAGAATGTGAACCTCGTCGATCAGCGCAAAGATCGGCTTGGCCCCGGTCAGCACATCCATGCCGAAGGTCCGGATCATCAGCCGCGCGCCGGTCACCCGGCAGCGGATCGTCTTCTTGTGGTCCTGGACATGGAACCGTTTCTGCAGGAACCCTTCCGGGTCCGCATCGATCATGCCCTTTGCCTGCTCGAAGGCCGTCTCGCTGATCTTCTGCGTTGGACCGATGATCAGCATGTCCGCATTGCGCCGCCGGTTGAGCAGCATGAAGGTCAGTGCGATGGCCGCCGCGCTCGTCGTCTTGGCGTTCTTCTTCGGCACCAGGACGAAGATTTCGCCCACCTGCCGGGACTCGTAGCCGCTGGCGCTCGTCGCCATCGACCCGAAGGCCGCGCGAACGATGTCGCGCATCCACTCACCCGCCGCCTCTTCCAGCGGAGGCTGGCCAGGCACATCCGGCAGGCGCAGCCGGTTGAAGATCCCCACCGCCCGCTCGGCCGCCGCGGCATCGAGAGGCAGCTCGGCAATAGGCGTTTCGCCCCGGGCGAGTTTCTCGGCCCAGTCGAGGCAGGCAAAGTCAAAGGGCATGTCAGTTCAGCAGGTCGCCCCAGCTCGTCGGCGGCGCCTCTGCATCGCGCCTGAGCGTTTCCTTCTTGCCAAGCTTAGACTGCTTGTCGGCCTGACTTGGCGCTCGCGTTTTGGGCGCGTTGCTTGCTCTGGCAATTTCAAGGATTGCCTTCGCCGCCGCCACGTTGCCTTCCATCATCCTTTTCTTAAGAACCTGCAGAGCTTCGAACTCCAAAAACAATGCACCGTGATCAAGCTCACGGGAATAATACTTTCGGAGTGTCTTTGGGTCGCATCCGAGAACCTCGCAGATCTCG